CTGTCTCCAAGAACTGCAACTTTTACTGATCCGTATCCGCCCTGCATCTTTGACATAAAATTCTTTAAATACCCATGTGGTTGTCTTGTTGGTGCTAATACCCATCTTGAATCAGTTACAGAACAATCTATTACTCTTCCGCCAAGTACTGCTATTCCACCGCCACCTAATTCTGATTGTGCATTTTCTCCCGCACCAGTGAACATAATATCTCTTATTGTTCCTTCTGAAGCAATTAATGCAACTGCATTTACACGGGTTCCAGTTGTTGAAGATCTGCTTGTTCCAGTTCCACGAATTGTTACTCCATTTGGAACTTTAATTCTTGTACTAAATGTCCATTGTCCAGAACCCAATCTAATTTCTTTTTTGCCAGCATCAATTAAAGCCTGAATTGCTGTAGCATCATTAGAGCCGCCGCCAATTGGGGACAGCCATGCAGTATTTGATGCATCAGTAATATTTCCTGTTGCGTCAACAATTGCCATGTTTGTTCCAGCAGAGTTTTGCCATTGCTGAAGATCGGCGGTTTGTCCTGACATTCCACGAATTACTGCTCCAACATTTCCAAAGTATCCTGGTGTAAGGGTTAGCATTGCGCCGTTGATACGATTTGAAAATAGGCTTAAGGATCCTAAATTATTTATATTAAATCCTGAATCAATTCTAAAATAAGGATATCCTGCTGAATCTTGAACTTCAAATATATTAGCAGTTTGAGATGCTGCGCTTTTGATTACAAGTCCTTTATTTGCTGCAGCAGATGTATTAATTAAGATTCCGCCTGTATCGCCATTTGTATTTAACGTGGCGGTGTTAGAAACAATACTTTGAATGGATGGGCTAAAGATAGAGCCAGAAGGTACATAAAGATTATTTGTAGAAGTTACTGCTGCATTTGTTGTTGGTGTATAAGCAGATGCATAATATCCTTGCTCTAGTTGAACTCCCCAAATAGAAACATCTCCATTTGGATTATTTGATGTTATCATTACTGTGAACCCAGGCAAAACAGAAGATATTTTTGAAGTCACCCAAATTCTATACCATCCATTACCAACATATATCGATCCTGCTGTTCCATTTGAAAAAACAGAAGTTGGAGTTTTTTGAGAGTATGCTACCGTATTTGTTGAAGCATCAAATTCTACATTTGAATAGTCAGAAGAATCTCCTGGACGAATACTTAATAGAATTTTTGAAGTAGATATATTTGCTTTAACATACATGCTTGCGGTATAAAAAACATTTGCAATATTTGGTGTAACAGAAGATGGAGTTGTATAACAATTTCCATTTGATGCCCATAAATATCTAGTTGCTGTTGTTGTTCCATCTGGAGCAACTGCATAGTTTGCAGTTACGGAAGTCCATCCATTACCTCCAGTTGCCGTTATAACAGAAGGATATAGTAAATTGTTTCCACCTTGAATATATAAATTAGCAGATGTTGTATCTTTTGCATATAGAGATCCATTTACTTCAAGCGGATAGGATGTGTATGACTTATTTATGCTTAAATAGCCAAGTGGAGAAACCGTAGATACTTTTGTTCCCGCCGAATTTTGCCATTCTTGAAGATTTGCGGTTTGTGAAGCGGCGCCTCTTATAATTAAACCTTTATACCCTGCTCCTAGTGGTTCAAGGATTGTATCGTTTCCATAATAATAAAATTTGGTTGCAGTAGTTCCTCTAGCAACCATACCATTGCTACTGTCAAATAAAAACATTCCAAATGCACTAAATCCAGTTGAAGAGTCTTGAAATGTTCCATTGCTTAATACAGAAGCTATTGTGCTTCCGTTACTATTTTTCCATTCTGTTAAATTAGAAGTTTGTGAAACAGCACCCTTAATTACTATTCCAACGGTTGAGCTAGTAGGGGCATAAACAGTTAATTGACCGAGAGCGGCGGATGTTAATTGTGTAAATCTTGAATTATTTGTAGTGTTACCAGTTACAAATTTACCTGTGGAGCTTACTCCAGTATATGCATTATTTGAAGCATCTGTTATTTGAAATAAATCTCCAGATTGAGAAGCATTTGCTGCAATAGCAACTCCATACAGGCCAGGGTTTGTTGGTCGTGCTTCAACAAGAGGGCCCCTAAAATATCCACTTGCATCAATATTTGCTAATGAAACTCCAGTAGAGTTTTGCCAATCTTGAAGAACAGCTGACTGAGAAGCGACGCCTTTTATAGTAAATGTGGGAAGCGTTGCTGCAATTGCAAATATTCCAACTTGATTGTCTGTTATTGCTATTACTGAATTATCTGGATTGCTAGCCATGTGCCACTCACCAGTATTTACACCAAATTTAGTTAAAGATGATCTTTGTTCATTTCTTATCCATCTTCCGCCAACAACAATACTTGAATAGCTGTCTGCGCCAGATCCAGCGTTTAATGAATTAAAAATTGCATTGCTATCTATTTTTGCAACAACGGATCCAAATTGATTTTGCCATTCTTGAAGATTAGAAGTCTGCGAAGCAATACTCTTAATTATTAAATTTGCTCTTGTTGTTGAGTTTGTATTTATTATAAATGGTTCTGATGATGTAAATGATCCCGTCGATTGCACCCAGTTAAAAGTTTTATCAGTTGCGCCTTTTATTGTAATTCCCGCTCCATCGGCGGTAGTATCAGTAGGAGTAGTAACATCTGCAATAATAATATTTTTATCTTCAATTATAAGGTTAGTAGAGTTAAGATTAGTTGTAGTTCCATTTACAGTTAAATTTCCAGAAAGTGTAAGGTCTACTGCGGATATGGATCCAGATGCACTTACGCTTGCTAGTACAGTTTCATTAATATCTCTCCATTGTTGTAAATCTGCGGTTTGAGATGGTAGTCCTCTTATAATTAATCCAGATGATCCTGTTTGAGCACTATAAAATCTAACATTGTACGCAACAAGATTTTGAGCAGAAAATGCGCCATCATTTCCAATTGATAGTCTTACTGTGCCGTCTGGTCTTTTAACTTCAAGCAGGTTTGAACCTGTAGCAAGGGTGTTGGCTAAAATTGTTAATGGGACGGTAGAGGTGCTTGGCTGCGTAATTGTAACTGCGCCGTTGGCATCTAGGCCATTTTTTACCTTGAAATTTTTATCGCTCATATTGGTTCACATTTCCCCATAATATATAGTTTAATTATAACATTGTTTTAATTAACTTAACTGTGGCATTTGTAGTAGCTGCGTCTGTGATAGTTACCTGAAGTATGCTATCTGTACTAGATACTGATGCTGCTACTATAATTCCTGTGATTCCACCCCCCATCTCTATAATTCCATATTCTGTAGAGTCCACAGAAGTTCCGTCGGTGTGGACAAGAACCTTTGAGCTTCTAACCTTTGAACCTTGCTTAATTGAAAGTGTATATTCAATTGTAGTAAATAATGAAAGTGATACTGTATCTACAGTTGTGGCGGTATTTGCAGAAATTGTAGAAGATTCATTTCCTGATCTTGCTATTGTTGTAATTGCTCCACCAGCTCCACGATAAACAAGGGAACCAGAGTTTACATAAAGAATACCCCCGCCTGTTGGGTTTGAACTTGGCACAGTTGTCGCATTAGAAATACCAAGTACTTTTGAGCCACCGCCAAGGCTATCAGTTGCAGAAAATAATTGAATATTTCCAGAGCCTGGGAAATTCATTGTATAATTTCCGTCTGAAACTCCCTGGAATCTATATACAGATAGGTTATCTCCAGCAATTCTAATACTGCTATTTGTGTTTATAAAACCATCATGGCGAACAAATGCTTGTGCATTACCACTGCTATCTTGCCATTCGGTCAAATTAGATGTTTGTGACGCTGTAGCTTTTGCATAAAATGTTGGATTAGTAGAACCAGTTCCTGAAACACCAAGTGCTGACCTTGATCCAGTTCCAGACCACATGTAGGCCTGTGTGTCTATTGTAGGCTCTTGATTAAGTCTAATTGAAAAATTGCCACGTAATGTTGCATCTTTATCAACATAAAAGTTAACACCATTATCTGCTCTGCGTAAATACAAAAGATCATCTGTATTTCCCGCTTTTCCTTGAGCATAAATTCTTCCATTTGGCCCTATGCCTGCGAGTACCGTTCCTGCGCTATCCTGCCACTGTTGTAGGTCGGCGGTTTGAGAGACGGCTCCCTTTATAACTAAATTTACTACAGAAGCAGATTGAGGTTTAATTGTAATTGGTGTTGCATTTGCAAATTCAATTGAGCCTCCAACTCCATTCCAGCCCTGAATTGAATATGAATAAATGTATGGAACTCTTAAAATTGATGTTGAAAATCCTGTATCAGTAATACTTGCAAGAACTGTTCCACTTGAATCTTGCCATTCTTGTAAAGCTGCAGTTTGAGATGCTACGCCACGAACAACAATTCCAGAATTTGAGACTCCTCCAGTTCCAATAATTAATCTTGCGCTGGCTGCAAAATCTCCGCCATTTAAATACATGCTTCCAGATGAGTAAATATTATTGTTTGTTCCAGCACCCCAGAAAGCTAATCCGCTTTGGCTATATACTCTAATTGCATCTTTTGATGAGGTTCCAGTAACTGACAAATATGCATCTGTTGGTGTCATATTAATACCAACTAATCCAGCATTATTAATTCTCATTCTTTCAGTTAATGTTGTTGAGTCAATTGCTACTGTATGGAATGTTATTCTTGCTGGATACGAAGTAGCGCTTGGAGTAGAGCTATCATTAGATATTAATATCTTTCCAGAAGCATATCCTAGTGAGCTAATATATTGCTGTCCCTCTAAAGTTACAAGATCGTCTCCAGATACAGCATCTGCATAACCAGGTCTTGCTTTAATTCCAACAAATTTACCGCTTTTTGAAGTTGCAGATAAATTTCTTAGCCAAACTTGAGTATTATCAGCATTGCTTGTATCAATAACAATTCCTGGGTAATTTAAACTAATTATAACGCCATTATATGTTCCTGCTTGTATTCCGCCATTACTTGTTACTGCAGCTAGAGTAGTTCCAGCATCGTTTACCCATCTTGTTAAATCTGCTGTTTGTGCAGCAAAACCTTTTACTAAAAATGGTACATGATTTGCTGCCCATGGTCTTACTGCAAGGTAAGTTCCTGACTGTGGTGTGGAGGTTAAGGTTCCAAAAAATCCTCCAGCAATTGAGGATATAGAGTAATCCGATGAGACTTTTGCAGCAACATTTCCGTTTGAATCTTGCCATTCTTGTAAATTAGCAGTTTGTGTTCCAAATGCCTTAACAATTAATCCTGTAACACTTGTTGACTTTAAGTCGATTATAGTGTTTCCATTATATCCAACTGAAAATAGTCTCTGTTCTCCTCCGTTGCGTATATCGACAGAAGATATTCCGTTTGCAGAATCTCCAACTGTTCCTATGTTCATCCAAGTTCCAGTTGTATTACCTCTTGTAAGATTAAGGGCTGTAATATAGTTTGTATTATTTGCAGAATAATAACTTGCAATTTGTTTATTAACAAGAGTTATACCAAATGATGAATTTATTGGATTTGTTCCGCCAATAACCAACGTTCCACTTGATGCTATTACATTTAATGCCGTGCCCGCACTATCCTGCCACTCTTGAATGTTTGCGGTTTGGGATGCTGCTGCTTTGACTGTAATTGCGGGATATGAAAGATTGTTATTTAATATAGTAACTTGAGAATTATTAATTGCTGATTGTGACCCAAATACTCCAACAGAAGAAGTAACTATTGCTCCTGAAGCTGAAACTCTTGCTTTAGTACTACCTGTAGTATCTTGCCATTCAGTTAAGTTCGCAGATTGACTGAGTGCACCTTTGACGGTGAGAGTCACATTTGCTGCAACATTTGTTGTAATTCGTGCACCCGTAGATAACATATTTAATTGTGCGTTATTAAAAGAACTGATTGCATAGATATTTGCAATTCTGAAATCACCCGTAGATGTTAGGCTTGCGTTAATTGCACCAGTACTGTCTTGCCACTCTTGAAGGTTAGCAGTTTGAGATGCTGCGCCTCTAACAAGTATTCCAATTTGAGCAGCAGTTGTATATGCATTTATTGCTGCAGTTGTAGAACCAGAACCAGAACGAATTCCATTGAATACGGCATTTCCACCTGAGCCAACAAGCGCTTTTACGGCACCAGTGTTGTCTTGCCATTCTTGTAAATTTGCGGTTTGGCTTGCTGCGCCACGAATAACTATACCTATTGTTGATGGAGCCGTATAGTAAGTTGCTCTTCCCAAAACATCTCCGTAAGCATTTCCATATACTGCATTGTTAAATCCATACATACTTCCATAGGCATCAAATCTTACTATTGATGCTCCTGAAGAGTTTTGCCATTGCTGTAAATCTGCTGCCTGTGATCCAGATCCTTTAACAACGAGTGGGACTGTAGAGCTAGAAGACTGTAGTGTATTAGTATTCTTCCAAGTAGATGTAGTAGAGTCATACGCAAGAATATTTCCATTTATTAAGGAAGAAAGTTCTACGTTGTGAATTTCTTGTAATTCAAATCCATTTTGAATCTTTACATACATTGATCCTGTATTTGCTTGTCCGCCTCTAATTACTATACCTAAAAATACTAAATGTGCTGGAGCGGAAGGTTTATTTAACAAGCCATATATTTTTGCTCCGTTTACGCCTAACCATACTGGATCTCCATCTACCGCTCCAGTTGTATCAATTCCCTCAAGTATTCCCTCAGATATTACTTGCCCGTTGCTATTATTAGAAATAGCAGATGTTGTAAGCCCCATTGTTTTTGAAGAAGTGGCTTCTGATGCGTTTGAAGCAGCAGATATAAGCATTTTCCCAGATGCACCTTCAGATCCGCTTACATAAACAGGAGTGGCTTTTACAAAATTAGAACCTGATTGATTTCTTACATCTTGATAAATAGATTTTGCTCCTGAAACCGCAGAAGTTACAAGAGATTCAAGTTGAGCAATTTTATAATCATGAGATGTTGTAACTGCAGAATTGTTTGCACCAACTTTAGCTTCAAGAGCTTCAATTGCATCGTTGGCATTTGAATGTTGGTCTGCGTGGGATGGGCTATTTACTGGGCTGGCAGAAGTAGGATTTGTAAAGTTATCTAAAGAACTAGGGTAGTTAATAGCCATTAAGGAGTACCTCCATCAATAACGGGATCCATTGGATAGGTTACAGATCCAACAGAATATATATCACCATCATATGTGTGTATGTGATCTGCTAAACCCATTATAGGAGACCATGATATTCCGTCATATACACGTAGTTCGTCTACCGTAGTATTATAGTAAATATCTCCACGACGTGCATTTGCTGGGTCCGTAGATAATTCTACTGCATTAAGCGGGACTAATCTTTTTACAGACATTTATAGTCCCTTATCCTACAATTACTACCGTGTATGCTCCAGCTGCTGGTGCGACTGTAAATCCTAATGTTACAACAGAAGTTGAAGTTCTTACTACATCACATTCTACTGTATCAAAAGTTGAAGTGTCATAAACTTGAACCGTAACTTCTCGTGCACCTAAGTTGTGAGTAACTGGAACTTGAGTTAAAGATCCATTTCCTATTGTTGTTGAATATTTTCTTGTTACCGCATGATAATTAGTTCCATCATTTGTTGCTGTCCATTGATCTGATGCTTCATTCCATAGTATTGAAACGTTAGCAGATGTTCCACGCTCTACTTCAAGTCCTGCATTTTGAGATGGAGTTCCAGATTCATTATTATTTAAAACAATTATGTTGTCGTTTAATGTTGTTGTTTCTGTATTTACTGCAGTTACTGTTCCGTTAACGGTTAAGTTTCCGCCAACAGTCAAACTATTTGTAATAGTTACATCATCTGGCAAACCAATTGTAACTGTTGTTCCTTCGCCAGTGGTTGGGCTAACTGTAACTTCGTTTGTAGTTCCTTGAATATTTGCTACATAGTCACCTGTTGTTTGTGTACCAAGGGCGACATTCTTAATAGAAACTGCACCGCTTGATACATTGAAGTCTGCTGTTGCAAATGAAGCAACACCCTTTGTAGTTGTAGTGGCATCTTTTGCAGAAATTGTAACTGTGTTATTTGTTATGTCTGTATCAATTGGGTCTGTGCCAACAATTGATAGTGTATCGGAGAGAAGGTTGACTGTGTCAGTTCCAGTATCTCCCGAAATTGAAAGTGCTGTGGCAAGGGCTGCTGTTCCAGCTGCAGTTAATCTACCCTGTGCATCAACAGTGAATGTTGGTATAGCTGTTGATGATCCGTATGATCCAGCAGTTACTGCTGTATTGTCCAGATCAACTGTTGTGATTCCAGTTGAATCTACATAAGTTGCTGTTAAACCAGTACCGCCTGATACTGATGCTCCAATAATATCTTGAACAGCTTCTGTTGAAGAGTTCATTGGTACCCATGGGCCGTTTGGTGAAGCTAGCCCATTGTTGTAGTACATCGTGTTATTTGATGTATCGTAATAAATTTGACCAGTTACTGCTCCCGTTGGAGCTGATGATAGTCCTTGAATTCTAGCGTTCTGAAGCTCATTCTTGTTAAGATTGATATCAGTTACAAATAATCTTGCCATTTTCTATTCTCCTTTAGGATAGGTAAGCTATCCCACCGAATGGTTGAGCCATTGTCAGTGTTATTTTATTAGTACTATTATAGTCTATGCCAGTTTCTACTATATCTCCTGCGCTGTTTTTAATAGTTACATTTGGGAAATAACCCATATTATGTACTATTTCAAGAGACCAGTAAGAACCTTGATTCACTAACTGCCCGATTGAAAATGAATATGTAAATGTGCTTGTAGTCAAAAGAAAGTTTGCTGCGCCTACCCATGTTATATCTGTTGGCTTTGGACCATAAAATCTTGTTGTTCCCTTATCGTAATAAAAGTCTCCCTCAAGACCTAAGTTTTCTGAAGGGGACCCATTACCATTTAATATTGTTTTTCCTCTGGGTCCTTGCGGTCCTGGGGAAAGGATATTAACGTTATTTATAGTTTCTTTAACTACTACAGAGTTTACTTCCTCATTTACTACTACTGTCTCAGACATTAAATAGTCACACTCCTGCTAAGTGTCATGTATCCCTCTAATAGCTTTATTTTATTAGAGTTTGAATCGGTAATCATAATGTCATATGATGATTTTGGATAAAACATCTTGTTTGTTTGTGTGGGAGTTATCTTTATAGTAAGTTTGCCATTAGTAGGGTCAATTACAATTCCGCCACTTGGAGACGTTAAAGAAAATGCTAGCTTTGTTCCACCTTTGGTGTCACGGACCTGCATTTTAGCTGTTGCCCCAGTTAAGTCAATGGGTAAATTATTATTGTCTTTATATTCAACAATAAATGTAAAAGTGGCATTTTGATCCACTTCGAAATTCTTTTGTCCTGCCATTTGCTAGTACTCCTAAATAGGAAAACTCCTGTACTTATTTTAGCACAGGAGTAATCCTAATGTATGTTATTTACTTAGGTGCTTTGAAGCCAAATTCTGAATTACTTGGGCTTAATGCCTTTAAAATAACTGGTGCAACGGCTGCAACTCCACCAAGTAGAAGGTCTCTCGGATTTGTGTTCCCCGTCATATACAAAGCGATAGCTGCTGAAAGAAATGCACGAGCATAGGTTCCAAGCGCTGCTAAGATTTGTTCTGTCATTGTAATTACTCCATCATTGTTAAGATCTTTTTTCATTAGATCCTCCATCTTGGGCGGGATGCCCAGGAATTTTCGGTTTTACCCGAATACTATATATTCTACCACTAAGCTGAGATATCTACAATCTCGCAGTTTCCATCAGAAGTGCAAGCAAGCGTAGCATTTGTAGAAGTTCCATCTTCTGTCTCATAAAATGAAAGGTCTTCCCATCGAATGTTTTTAGGCATTTTGGAAAGAAGGTCTTCATATTCCTCTTTTGTTACCTCTTGGTAAGGGGCTTGCTTATATGTGTGGTCTGAGTGTGGCAGGAATGAGATTCCAGATACCTCATCAAAATACTTGTATACCCAAGCTCCAACTTCCATCCACTCATCTTCTTTTACAGATACTGTAATAGAAGGTTTGTGTTCACACCATGCACGTTGATAAACCAACCATGTATTTAAGTGATCCAATGCTGTTAAATCATTTCTAACAATTGCACCCTCTGGCGCTTTTACTGGAAATGAAAATACGTATGTATCGTTTGGCTTCATAACATCATCTTCGACAGGAATTCCTACTTCTTTTAAAAATGTAGAAATTGGATCTCCCTTTGATCCACGAACTGTGCGAATGTAATATGGGGAATGCCATGGATGCATACCTGAAGATACCCCGACCAATTGAGATACTGTTCCAGAAGGCTTTACACATGTAATAGCTGCAGACTCGGGAATCCCAATTTTCCCAGCCTCTTCTGTATTGATTGTTCTTGCATGTTCACGAAGTTCAGAAAGCGTCTTTTCTAATTTATCAAGACCCTGCTTTCCAGAAAAAAACTTGTGTCCAAATTGCCCTGTTAACGAAACTCCAAGTAGTCTTTCTTCTTCTGTGTTATCTTTCCAAATCTTACGAAGGTATTTAAAGTCTGTTAATGTTGATTGCCAAGTCCCAAGGATTGTTGCAAGGCGAACTTTATTTGAGACATCTTCAACTGTGTCTTTTTCACGTAGTACGACTTCTGAAAGGTTGCAAAACTGATAAGGACGTAAAATAATCTCTGAGCAAGGGTTAGTTCCGTAGTGTATATCTGGATCTCTTCTTCCATATTTGGCTGCTTGGGCTTGAGCTGCGGCCACATTATATATACCTCGTTCTCCTGATTTTGAATCATATAGATTCTTCCATTCTGCAATAAACTGCTCCATTTGTGGCTTACGAGAATATGCCACTGAGTTGTTTGAAAGTGCACGTTGGGTGTTGTTTTCCCACCAGTTACCAGATTTGGCTGCCGCCATTTCAATATCATTAATATTAGAAAGAGAAATCATAGCAGAGCGTCTTACTCCACCAACAACTACAACTTCACCAATCTTACACATAATGTCATGTGCTTCAATAGGTTTTAGTTGACGACCTACTGCGTTTTTAAATTTTGCAATTGTAAAATCAAAAAGATTAACAAGTGGTTGTGGTCCAGATGAACGCCCACCCATTGTTTTAAGTCTTGCTCCTGCTGGACGAACCTTTGATACATCAATTGCTGGAATATGTCCTGTCCATAGCAACGCCAAAAGTTCACGATAAGCCTTAGCCCACCCTTGCTTTGAATCTTCTACAACAATTATTGTGTCTGACTTCTCTAGTGACTCTGGGACGGCAGGAAGTTTATTAACATATTTATACTCAACAGAAAATCCAACACCTGTTCCACACATAAGGATATACATAGTTTCATCAAATGATCTAGGATTATCAACTGGAACAAATGAACAATTATACCCAGCAACATTATCTCTTTCTAGCGCTGCGCCAGAAGTCATTACTGATCTCATTGAAGGCATAACGTTTCTATTGAATACTGCTTCTTTTAATTCTTTAACAAGTTTATCTGACGGCTCATAGGAATGATTTTCTTTAAGGTGGTTCAGCATAAAGTCAAAATATCTATCTACAGTTTCACCCCATGTTTCACGACGATTCTCTTCTGGAATCCATCTTGCATATCGAGATAATGCAATAAAGTTTTCATATGGGTTTTCTATAGTTCTTAACATTTTTAGTGACACCTTTTCTTCCGCCTTACGGATTAATTTAAAATTGAATGAAGTCCTAGTGTATCAAACTTTTATTTATTGGTCTAGGGCTAGTTAAATTTTTGAATAGTTTTTTCAAAAGCATTCTTAGTCAACTGCAACCAATTATATTCTTCATGTATTTTAGTTGACTGAGCAAAATAGTATCCCGAATATGCATTAAAATTAAAAGATACATCTCTCATTAATTCAACTAGGTGTAAGTAGTTTGGTTCAAAAACTTTTCCTGGGTGCGGGTGAGGCCAAGGAGATTCTACTAACTCTGATTTCAATCCTAGTGGACCAATAAAGTTTTTATAATGTGCCCAATCATAAGTTGAAATTACTGGCATACCAGTTGCAAGCGCTTGAAGCGGGATAAAACCAAAACCTTCTCCATAACTAGGGTATATTAAAACATCGTGATCATGAAATAACTTAATCAATGCAGTTTCATCTATATCTTCTGTTATGATTTTAATATTATTAAATACTTTGTCTGGTAGCCCTATGATATCTCTATCTATATAATTATTATATACTCTAGTGGTATTATTATTATAAGCTTTAATAGTTAAAGAGTACTTAGGGTTATTTCCAAAAAGATGAGAGAATGCATCAACTGCCATCTGCCCAGCTTTTCTTGGAGCAGGTTCTCCAACATGCAAAAACTTTATTACGTCCGACTCTTTTCTTTTCCTAGGAGTCCATGCTGGATCTATGCCGTGAGGATAAACTCTTATATCCTTAAAACCATTATCTTCAAATACGTTTGCACACCAGTCTGAAGTAGTCCAGATTTCATCTACTAGGTTTAAATTTTCTTTCCACTGTTCTGGTATTTGTGTTGATTCCCATGGTGTATAAGAGATTTGATATTGATTCCTATGTAGCTTAAATAATGGTGGTTGAGAAAAGTTAAGTTGGAATGGAGCTCTAGCGTTTTGAAAATATATTGTGTGTTTTAAACTTTTTAATGATTCTACTATATTATATCCAGCGTAACCATAGCCGTTTGAGGTTGTTAGATTAACTTTTGGTGTAGAAAACGAAATATCCATTATATTCTTTCTGGTCGACTGGCTTGACACGCTTTATCAATCAATGTTATTATTATAGTTCGTTATCTCTAAAGGAGGAAATGCCAATGGAGAATATAAAACAACAGTTGAGCGATGTTGTGCATAACATGGTTACAATAGTAATGATAACATTATTTTTGTTTCCTGTACAGCCCGTCAACGCTTTGACTGTAAAGCCTTTAGTGAAAACTGAAGCCCAACTAAAGCAAGAAACTTTAGATGCGTTTAGTAAAGAAATTTACAAGCCATCTGAGGCGCTTACAGACAACGAGCTAATCTCATTGCTCACCGCTGTAGGATTTGATGGAGAAGGTCTTAAAAAAGCCTGGGCCATCGCAAAGCGTGAATCTAACGGAAGACCGCTTGCATATAATGGGAATAGGAAGACTGGGGATAATTCTTACGGATTATTCCAAATTAATATGATAGATGGCTTGGGAACAGGCCGCCTTGAATTGTTTAATGAAAAGTTCGACTTAAAAACTAAGGCTGGGTTATTCGACCCAGTAACAAATGCAGAGATAACGTATTATATGACCAAGGGCGGAGAAGATTGGTCAAGCTGGAAGGGTCTGACCCCAAAGGCAAAGGAATTTTATTTGAAATTCCCAACTACCGTACAGTAGGAGAAAGATGCGTCAGATACAAACTGTATCTAAGTATATAGCGCTTTCACAAGAGGGCCTTGTTCCTAGACTTAATTGTCCTATGGATCAGGGTCCTCTTGTGAAAGCGC